GAGACGTTGCATGAACATGCGCTTATCATCGTTCGTAAAGTTCTTGGAATTATTGAGAATTTTTTGTAACAATTTCTTTTGATCCGCATTTCTAAATGTTATTTCCCCTTGTTTACGCTCTTCATTTATCTTTTTGAATTCGTCTTCAACGTTCTTTCTCACTTTATTGAAATTACGCGTCTTTTCAAAGTTTCGTAAAAATTTAGCTTTCATGGAATTGTTCAGGTTTTTAGAACTGTTTAGTAAAACTCTCAATTCCCTGAGTTTCAAATCATAATTTTTACGTTCGGCATTTTTCTTGTTAATCACACCGAGTATTTCTCTCTTCAAATTAGATATATCTTCACCTGCATTCAGTCTATTTATGTATGTACCTTTATTGTTTACATTTTTATTTTCCAAAAACGTTGTAAGATTTGATTTAAGGTTTTCGAGTTTAGATTTCTTAATATCTCTATCTTTTTGAATGGCTAATGTTTTAGCATTATTCAATTTTCCGTTTGAATTAAATTTACTCAAGATTTCGTTTTTGTTTGTATTTGTTAAGTTTGTAAGTTCACTCAAAATTTTTTGTAACTCGTTACGGTTTTGTTCCAATTTTATTTTTTGGTTTTGAACGCGTTGCTCGTTCGTTATTTTTGTGGACACTATACCGTTAATGTACGTTTTTACGTTATTAAATTTTGTACCCCGTTTTACTCTATTAAACGCATTCGTTTTTTCCGTGTTGTTTATATATTTACTTACGTTTTCTCGGTTAAGGTACGAGCGTAAAAGAATTTCGTTTTCTTTTATTTCTCTGTTACGTGTTTCAAGTACTTTTGGACCTTCGATAGGTCCGCGCGCAGGTCCCTGAACGGGTCCCTGAACGGTAAACTGAACGGGTTTCCTGATATTTCTATACATACCCAAACCCTTATTTCCAGTCTTGAAAACATAACCAGGCATTGGTTTGATTTTATTCGTTTTTATAAAACTTTTATTGAGAAACGCGGGTCTTTTTTGTTTAGGTGCTGTGAACTCTCTTATAGGTATTAATGGTTTCGTGTTTGTGAGTGTTCTGTTATTTTGTTTGTTTAAAAAACGTGGTTTATTATTTTTTCTAAACGTGTTACTACCATTTGAATTGATTCGGTTCACTCGATTCAAATTGTTATTGAGTCGGTTCAAACTTTTATTGAGTCGGTTACCTTTGTTCAAATTGTTATTGAGTCGGTTAACATTGTTCACACGGTTAACATTGTTTACACGGTTAACATTGTTTACACGGTTAACATTGTTCACATTGTTCACACGATTGACACCATTGTTTACACGGTTTACGTTGTTAAAATTGTTGGTCACCTGGTTCACGTTTAGGTTATTAAACGTGTTTTTCTCAATTTGTTTCTTTTGAACAGACCTTAATTTAATAGGTTCGTGTACATTCATGGAATGTAAACGCCTACCAATTATATCGGTAAGTTGTCGTTTTGATAACTTTTTATCCGCGTAACGAATAACACCAACCTTTTTAGCTATTTTACGCAAATCATCAACTTTTGTATTGGAACTAAAAAAAGTATCAAATTCTTTTTGCGTTAATGGCGATTTTCTATCTATTAAATACGAACCATCTTTACTAAGAATCAAAGGCGGTAATGGTAATTTACCGCCCTGGATAGATGCATATACGTCACATATTTGTTCTTTAGACAGTTTAAGTTCTGTACCTGTATTCTGTTTTATAAGTGTTCTGAGATTGCTAATATCCAGTCCTGGATCACATACATCCATATTGATATAACCCAACAAAAAAGTTATAGCGATATGCCTTTTATATATAATTGAAGTTTGTCTTCGTATGACATGTTAAAATTAAAAACGTCAACTTGACCTATATCTATATCGATAATTTTACTGTTTTTTATAGTATTATTTTTTCTATTATTTAAGGTTGATGCCACGAGTGCCTCTGCAAATTGCTTTGGGTTTTTTATTTCCTCTATAAATTGTGATTCCATTTTCATACGTATACATAATATATCGTTTGGCTTTTTGTCGAGAAATGGTGTGGTTGGTAACATTTCTAACGTACCGCCATCTATATAAACTAAACCATTATATCTATACGAAGAGAATACAAATGGTATAGCTATACTCATACACAAAGCATCTATAACTTTCATATCTGGGTGAGAAAATTTAGAAAAATATTCGGTTTTTGAAGAGTTTAAACAAAACGCCGAAACGTATAACGTTTTATCTATTTCCGAAAATGTAGGATCCGAACCCAAAATATCGACAAGTTTTTGTCGTACCGGTTTCAAATCAATTAAGCCATACGAATTTAAAAAACATTTCAAGTTCAGTTTTACCAATTTGTTTGGTTCCAATTCGAGAAGTTTATTTAGTGTGTGTTCTATAGAAAACCCCATTGCTAAAAATGTACATATAATTGCACCGGCAGAGGCACCCGAATACCCTTTAACATTTTGTAGTTTATGTTCTATCGTTTTAAGATACCCTAACATGGTAAATATACCCATAGCACCGGGTCCAACGACGAGATACTCATAGGACATCTCACTTAATAGAACTGAGGAAATTGCTTTCGCAAAAGAGCGAACACAACCGCGAATACGACCGCGTGGACCAAAGCCGCTGGAACACCGGTTTGTCCCGACATAAAGAGACCCTTGGAGCCTGGTGGAATGGTCAAGAGCATGCCTGGGCTGAGTGCAAGGAAGAGAGAGGTAGTGACGAGAAGATCCGTCTTGGTAAGGACGAGACCCATCGCTTTGGCAATGAGAGAGAATGTAAGGAAGAAGACGAGGGCGTGAAACATGACAGCGGTTCTGCCGGTAAGACCGTCTCTGAACGCAATTTTGGAACCATCTGTTCTGAGAAGAATACCTGGACTGAGTGCTAAAAAAAGCGAGGCTGGGATGGCGACTTTTTGGGACGTGATATCTGGAAGCATGTTTGTATATATATTCATTACATATTAATTATCTAGAGTTGTAAAAGCAAAACTCGACAAATTCTTCATAATTTGCATAATTTAAAATACGATGTGATAAAGCAGCATCGTATAGGTACTGTTGTAGTATCCCCCACATATATCGGAGTTCATCCTGGTGTTCAAGTTCCCAGTCGTTTATATGTAAAGGTTCATCAATGTTAATTTCTTCATCATAATCGCTATTTTCGGCATCGTTACCGTTCATGGCTTCGTATACATATTGATTCCACACCATTATTCTTGTTTTTTATCTTTCAAACCAGTGAGTGAGAGTGAAGTAGATTCTTTTACTGGTAAGCTATCGAGTATAACCTTTAAGGCACTTTCAGCCTGTTGTTCGTTTCCGTTAAAATAAGAAGTAAGACCTTCCTTGACTGAGGTTTTATTTAAACCCGTTTTTCTGGCACTTTTACGAACTGAAATTTTACCCTTTTTAAGGTTAATAACATCGAGACCATTATCGGTCATAAGTTTTTTAACTTGTAATTTGATTGATTTTTCGGCCTGAACTAAGACCTTAATATCTTCACGGGCTTCTGTAATTTGCTTGTTTAATTCAACCAACTTAGAGACGCTGTTCGAGAGTTCGTCTGTAGGTGTAACCTGAGACATTTTATATATAAACTAAACCTATATTCTTTAAATTAATTAACACAATGGTCTACGCATAGTGTCAGAGGCGATAGTGGAGTTGTTCCACACAAATGGTTCTTTTGGGTTGGGTGGGTCAGCGCGGATTTGTTGGTTCGCGTTTCTGAGAGCACCACTGACGGTTTCTGGGAAACCAATTTGGGCACGTGGTTCGAGGAAGTTTTGACCCGCGAGGATATCTTCTGGGGCAAATTCACCGAAATCTTCTTGGGAAGCAACTTCTCTTGGGAGAAGCGAAGACGCGAGGCCGGTACCCGCCTTCATTTCACAACCGACACCTGGTTCGGATGGACCAACCGCGCCGTACCCGGATGGCGCATACATACGTTCTTCAATAGAATACATGGATTTTGTGTTGTTTACGAACATGAGGTAGATCACAACCGCAATGGCGAGGGCAATCAAGACCTGTCTTGGAGAGACTTTGTTCATCTTCATCTTCATCTTTATATACTATCAACAATTTTTTTTATTCTGAGTCCTGAATCATGTACTGGTCTGGATATGTTTCCTCCTCAGGCTCGGGCTCGGGTTCGGGCTCGGGCTCAGGCTCGGGTTCATGAATTTTCATTTGTACGAGATTCCACGATGGTCCAAACGCTTTCTTCGCGAACCAGAGACCCGAAAATTCGATGAGTGCTGTACAAGTCACACCGGTAGTAACCGAAGTAAATTCAACTGACTCCTTATTATGATCAAAAATGCGTGTAGCGGCGATACGATCGGTCGATACATTTTCACCTTTGGTATAAGCACTTGTAATAGTTTTTTCCGAGAGTTCTTTACCGAACCACGTTTTACTATTTTCCAAAGCCGATTGGATATTTGTGGCGTGTACATTTTCGATTTTCGCCTGGTTAACCTCACCTGTAACATCAAATGATACTTCACCTGTTTCCTGATCAATGTCGGATACGGTCACTCCATTCAACTGAATGAAACATCTTTTTTTATCGTCGTTCGAAGCTTTCGTATGATACAAACCATCTTCACCTTTAGAGAGAGTATCGTAAATCATTTTGTATATTAGTTTGGTCTCATTTCTTTAACCCAATAAAAGGTATCATAGCGGACTTTTCGAGTATGGGTTTGGGTACCCATTGGTCTCGTACTGGTTTGAATCCGTATAACGTTTCTTCCATTTTTATATTTTTTGGTAATTCTAATGGTTTGGTTGGCCTGAAATTATATTCATTTTTGATATACGAATGAGACGTATTGGGTTTCCATAAGAGTGAATTTGTATTGAAACGACTGGTACCATGTGTTCGCGTAAACCCCTCTATATTTATGTTATTTACCGACGAATTCAAACCATAAACAAGTTGTTTTGACAGTTTTTCTTTCGATGGTTTTGTGGTATAATTTATATATTTCGATGGGTTTATACGTTTTGCTCGTTGTATATTTACATTTTTTGTATATACAATTTTCTTAGCTGGTGTTCTGGGTGTTTTGTGTACGAGTTTTAATATTTTATCCATTGACTCGGATGAATCAATATTCTTTTTAGTTATAATACGTGCAAGTTTTAACATACGTTGTCTATCCTTTTCTCGTTTTTCTGGTCGAAGACCAAGTTTATGCATGAGATATATATCGTCTACTAAAAATGTTTTTCCAGCGACATATATTCTTTTATTGATAACTGTCTTGTTTGTAGCTACATTACGATACGTAACACCCTTTTTACGCGTTTCTATAACTTCATACCCAAATTCATTTGGGCGCATAAATGCGATATCCAAAATACCCCCTAAATTAAATGGTTCTATACGTTTTTTAGACGGGGAATACCAGCGTGTTTTCAGATCTAGCGCGAATAGTTCGACGTCTATAAACACGTTTCTTTTTAAAGGCCTGTTATTGGTACCACCTTTAGTTTTTTTGATTAAAGTGTATCTTCTCGTGACATATGGCCCTGATTTGGAAAATTTTAATCCTATAAATTTTCCGATTTTACCTTTATTCGATTCTACACGTTTATGTATTCGTGTGTTGAAACGTTTCGATATTTCACCAAGTCTATTCCATAACAAAAGCTTAATTGCTTGGAGTTTACCAAAATATTTATCGTCTGGTTTCATACGTGGTGCAAATTTTGTGTCTATATCATTCGTAATAATCTTATCTTCTTGGTTTACGTATGTATTAAACGCTTCTCCACCACTTATTATAAGATCCCCCATTGGTTTCAAAAATACGGTAACTTCACTAATTATTTCGTATATGATGTCACGTATTGTATCAGTGACGATAACATACGCCATTTTTTCAAAAGATTTGTCGGAATGAAGACGATTTACTCTATTTCTAAATTTTTGTAAGTCGTCCTGTTCATAATACTTTTTTAAAACTGGATCGTTAAAGAATAAATTTTTATTCAAAAACCTATTAATAACTGGTTTCGAATAAATGTTTTCGTCCATTATTATATTACCTATATAATAAATATGGTATGCGATAATTGTAGATGCTATGCTGATTACGATACACCTTACCCACACAAGGAACAAACGTGTGGTATTCGAAAAAGAGGTTATATAATTCCGTGTACACCAGAGTGTTGCGCTGGTGGATGCCCGAATCGAGATAATGATATACCTCCCAGACAACCATATGCTTTTGGATACATGTATCCAATACGCATCGACAATATTTTTAAATTCATGAGTATCGTAGTTGTATTCCTACTTATTTTGAGTACATATATATCATTCCAAAAATAGACTTAAAGATACACTACCTAAGTAATATATAAAATGTCTCTTGAAACCGTACTCGAAGAAATCTCTGCTCTCAGAAACGATATCAAAACACTCTCTAAAATCGTCAGAAAGGTTAAGGCGAAACAAGACGACCCAAACGGTGAAAAGGCAGCGAAGCGTGCCGAAAACAACGGGTTTAACCGCAAGCAAGCCATTTCCGAAAAACTTCGCGCGTTTTTGGAACTCCCAGAAGGTGAATTGGTCTCTAGAAGTACCGTCACTCGCGCCATTAACAAGTACGTCAACGACAAGGGTTTGAAGCACCCAGATAACGGTCGTGTTTTGGTACTCGACGATAAGTTGCGTGATTTGCTTGCGCCACCAGCTGATACACAAGTTACGTTCTTGAACCTTCAAAAATTTTTGAGTCCACACTACAGTAAACCAGAAGAAAAGGCTTAAAAAATATATACATATTATAAATAAAACATGTTAATCGACAAGCAATCCGTAGAATTACTTGTTGGTACAAAGATAACTAATTTAGATTTGTACCAAAAAGCTTTTAGACATAAATCAGTTCTCAAAGAAGATGAATCTTTAGACGGATCATTCGAAACACTTGAATTTATAGGTGATTCTGTACTAGGTTTCGTTATTACAAAATTTTTATTTGACCGTTACGAAAATAGACAGGAAGGGTTCCTTACCAAAGCCCGTACGAAACTCGTGCGTGGTGAAACGCTGGCGGGTATTGCAACTAAACTTGGTTTATATAATTGGGTTCAAATGGATGAAAAGGGTATGCGTAACGAATGGTTCAAGAACCCTAAAATTCTCGAAGACGTTTTCGAATCACTTGTAGGTGCAATATACATGGATCTTGGTTTATTACACGCCAAACAGTTTATATTGAACATATACACAAACCCCGAATACGTTAATTTAAATTCAATTATGATCGATGATAATTTCAAAGATCATCTCATGCGTCATTGTCAAACCAATAACCTATCTTTACCCGAGTACCGCGTCGTAAACCACGAAAATGGTATTTTTTACATCGACGTATATGTCGAAAATGTATTTTTGGGGCGTGGACACGCCAAAAATAAAAAACAAGCTGAACAACAAGCCGCAAAACGGTTCTTTTATCCACCTCCTCCACCACCGGGACCACCTCCAAGTGTACCATACTTAAACAATAGACCCTTCTAATATTTACAATAATGAGAAAATATTTATATTTTGCAAGTGGTTTTGTAAGTACAATTTTGGTTTTAAAATTGTTATTTTGGAAAAGACCACCACCAGATGATTTTTCTGATTTACCATCACTCGAGGATCCGGATGAATACATAACCGTTAAGCGAACTGCAACATCCCGAAGTGGTCATACGGTAGAAACAGAAGAAATCGTAAAAGTTCCGAATTTGTCACATATGAAAAAGGATGAACTCATAGACGAGTGTGTGCGTCGTAACATTGCGTGTATAGGAACTGTCCGCGTCTTACGCGAACGGTTACGTAAAGCGCGCGAAGAGAAAAAATAAAAAGCTTAAAAGTAATATACCTTGTTTATCTAATATGCACCCAAATGTACAAAAATGGTTAGACTTCGAGTACGCTCCCCAAAAATCACAAGAATGGTTGGATCTTCGAATGGGTATGCTTACAGCCTCCGATGCGGCGTCGGCGATTGGTGTAAACAAATACGAAACACCACACCAACTTTTATTGAGAAAGTGTGGGAAAGGTCCTAAATTTGAAGGTAATGAAGCAACTCGACACGGTGAAAAGTACGAAGATGAGGCTCGCATTTTATATGAACAAAGACATGGGGAAGTCGTACACGAACTTGGTTTGTGCCCACACCCAAAATACTCGTTTCTCGGTGGAAGTCCCGATGGTGTTTCCGAATCAGGTAAGTTAGTGGAAATTAAGTGTCCCATGATGCGCGAAATCAAACCCGAGGTACCCGAACACTATATGCCTCAACTCCAGTTGTGTATGGAAATTCTTGATCTCGAAGAGGCTGATTTCATACAGTATAAACCTGC